ATCCCAACCAGTTGGAACTGTACTTCTATCAACTTCGTTAGTTCTTTCTTCAAAATCTAAAAGGTAATCGTGTCCCATATCTGAATCCACTCCTACCTTCATTGCTTTATCTACTAAATCTTTGATTCTATCATAGTTACCAGCTTTTAGTAAATCAACTGAACTAACGATTGCTTGTTTAAGGTTTTGGTTAATGCAAAAAGAAGAAAACTCTTTCTTTACATAATCTAAATCAGAATCACCAACTTTGGTGAATACTGATTTTAGTTGCTCCACTACACTTTTCTGAAAACCTCTATCATCTAACTTTGAAACCTCTGATTTGAAAACATCTAACGTTGGAGATTTCTTAAACTCATCGTAATAAGAAACAATCTCTTCTGCTATCCATTTATTAGCTTCAGCTTCAAAAAACTTTGGATGTATAATCTCACTAAGAGTATCCAATAAACGAACATCAGTAATCAAAGATGATAAAACCTTTGTTTGAAATGATTGTCCGTATTTGGAAAGAGTATCTATATTTTGCATCTATAACCTAATTTGATTTTACAAATATAAGAAAAATATTTGAATTATCAAAACTATTTTGTAATAATATTATGAAAGGTTGAATGTAACCAATCGTTAATGTCTCTCCAATTTTGAAGAATTTTGTATTTTTGACCTACTCTAAGGAAATCTAACTTCTTAAATTCAATATCATTCTCATTGAATCTATCTAAGATTTTTAACTTCTGATTTGTTGGAATATGGGGTTCATCTAACTCCATTAACCTCTTATTCATAAGAAGTTGGTCTTTTGCTTTTAAGATATCATCATATAATTTGATTTTACCTTGCTTATCTTCACACAATTGGAAGAACTCCTCATGTGTTATCAATCTATCCTCAGAAAGTTCAGGAAACCTCTTTAAAAGAGTTTTTATACCACATCCTCTGATGCCTGGTATGTTATCTGATTTATCACCATCCAATGTTCTATATAATAAAAGATTCTCAGGCCAAATTCCATACTCATCAAACACCATCTGTCTATCGTATAACTTCTTTTTAGTTGGTGAGAATACCTTTACCTTATCAGAAACCAATTGAAGGAAATCTTTATCAGTTGAAACAATAACAACCTCATTACCTAAATCTGATTCATTGTGTTTAGTTAGATATGCTATTGTATCATCTGCTTCAATACCATCATAAATCATTGTTGATACTGGAAGATAATCTAATATATCATTTAACCAAACAAATTGTTGTTTCATAGATAATCTTTCCTCTTCCTCATCCATCATACCTTGATATTGACGGTTTACTCTAAATCGGTTCTTTTCTCTACCAGCTTTATATCCTTCGTGGATTTTCTTTCTGGATTGAGAACCATCTTTACCATCAAAGGTTACGATACATCGGGTTGGATTAAATTCTCTAATTTGGTATCCAATAGATTTGAGGGAGCCAATCACCCCACCCGTATGGTCACCATCCTCATTCATTGTGGGGTTGGTTGTCCAACTTCGGATGAAGGTGTTTAGTCCATCAATAATTAGAACTCTACTATTTCTTTCTCGAAGGTGATTAGTTTCTCGTTCCTGCTCAACTTCGTTTAGAATGTTTTTATAGAGGTCTTTCATTATGTAGTTGTTGTTGAATCAGAAAAATAGTTGTGAATACCTTCACCGAAATAATTATCGATAGTTTGTAATCTATCTTCTGCATCACATAGTTTGGATAGTGCCTCTTCTGCGTTTTTATAAAAATCCTCAGTTGAGTGGTCTCCAATACCCACTGCTTTATTCTCTAACAACTCCAAAGTAAGGAGTGCTTTCGCTCTATCTGCTTTCGCAGATGCTTGTAACATTTCTTTTAATTTGCTCATAACTTTTTAATTATTTTAATCTTCTACCACTTCAGCACCTGCAGTATCTAACTGATGTGCTTCGATATCTTTTGAATCTGATTTGTATTGTAAGATAGTTGCTTCACAAATCTTTTTATAGATTTGTTCTTTAACATCTTCTCTATCTTCCATCAAATCAATAAAATCCTTAGATTGGAACTTTATTTCTTCTCCAGTATCCGTATCAATGTAAGTGTACCAAGCACCAGCTTGCTTCAACAACTTATTTTCTTTCATTACTCCTAACCAAGAACCGAAGTTATCGATTCCTCTATCAAAGAATATTTCGAAATCAGCTGCTCGAAGAGGTGGTCCCATTCGGTTTTTGATAACCTGACATCTTACTTTCATACCAATGGTTTTATCTTTACCATTTACCTTTTGTTTGATTTGTCCCATATTCTTCAAACGAAGTCTAACCGATGCATGGAATGCAAGAGCTTTTCCTCCAGAAGTAGTCCAAGGGTCACCAAACATAGCATTCATCTTTTGTCTTAATTGATTAGTGAATACTAAGGTGATTTTTTGCCTACCAATTAGATTGGTAATCTTTCTCATCGCTTTTGAGATAATAATAGCTTTATCAGTAGCATATCCATCTTTACCATAATCAGCTGCCAACTCATTCTTAGTTGAAGCTGCTGCAACTGAATCTACTACAATTGTAACTAACTTATCCTTTTGTGTGGTTCTTACCTTTTCAATGATTGTTTCAGTAAATTCGAAAATTTGTTCTACTGAATCAGCTGATACATAAAGTAGTTTTGCTACATCTACACCAATTGCTTCTAAGAACTCTCTACTTACCGCAGTTTCAGTATCGATTAGAACCGCAACACCACCTTGCTTTTGTGTTTCAGCAAGGAGGTGTGCAGATACTAATGATTTTCCACTTTGTTCTAAACCAGTTACTTCAGTAATCCTTCCAACAGGAAGTCCACCATAAGGGCGATTCGAAATGGCAACATCCAACATAGCACATCCAGTTGATATCCATCCATCCACATTTGTGGGTGCATCATCCTCTCCTAAGAAGAAGGCAACCTTCTGGTCTTTGTTTGTTTTGTTTAGCTCGGAAGCTAGTTCCGCCGCTAAGTCCATTTCTTTTTTTGCCATTTAAATTAAATTATCCGTTAAATAAATCATCAAATGCTGATGCAACATCATCCATTTTCTTTTTCTCTTCAGTACTTACCGTATTTGAAGGTGCTGCAGCTGGTGCTGCTTTAGCTTCAGTTTTCGGTGCTGATGGAGTTGATAGAGTTTGTTGTGAAACACTCTCTTCAGCTTCTTCAGCTGTTGGGTTTAACCAACCTTCTAATACTGATTTCAACTCATCGTAAGATAATTCTGAATAGATATCAGTAATGTTACTTTGAGTTTCCATAAAGTTTTGATTTGCCGTTGCATCTTCTCCTAATGGAGTTACATTAGGTTTAACACGGATAGTAGTTACAGGATAAGAAGTTCCTGCATCTTCAGCTGATGTATATTCGATAGTAATATCTCTACCATTGGTAGGGTCAGTAATATCTCCATAATCAGGATCAGCAATGTAACCTAAGATTTCCTGATAAACAGTCTTTCCGAATCCCCAAAACTTAACTCCTTCTGATTCCTCTCCTCTTACAAGTACAGGTACAAAAGTTCTCAATTTCGGTTCCATTTTCTTCGCTGCTTTCCAATCTTCTTTATCACCCATTCTTTTCAACTTTTCAGCAAACTCAACGATAGGGTCTGGTCTTCCAAAAGAAGAAGGAGACAAATACGTTTTGTTGTTGATGTTGTAATGGAAGAATAATTCAATGAAAGGATTCTCAGGAGAGAATTTGTAAGGAACGATTCTTACTTGATGTTTACCCGGTGTGGGTTTCCATAGATTAGATGTTCTATTGGAAGTGTTTTGTAGTTTGTTCAGTCTACCTCTGATTGCGCTTAAATCTAGTGCCATAATTTTTAAATTTTAAAGGTTTATTATTTATTATTTAGGTTTTATTTTAGTGTCTTTCCTACACCTTATATAAATATCAAAATGCCTGGTTTTAAGTGGAATTTTGAACATATATTTATACAAATATACGAAAAGTTTTCAACAATTCCAAATCTTTTTTACTTTTTTTTTGAAATGTTGATTTTCCTTATTTGTAGATACAAATATAAGGAATTATTTTGAGATTACCAAATTTATTTTGATTTTTTTACAGCTCTAGTATAATTTCACCATTAATGGTATGTACATTAAACTGATGATTAGGAGTTTTTAACATTCTATCGTAATCTAATGCGCTATCCCATAATCTAATATCACTATCCAATACTTTGTCAATATCGGATAATTCTAAAATTATTCCATTGGGTACTTTTTGAAGAGCTATATGTTCCTCTTCTCCAGCTAATCCAGTATTTACTAATTTGTATATTTCGGATGCCATATTATAAAGATACTAACATATCCATCAACTCTTGTTGTGGAAATAAATCGAATTTATCTTTACGAGTATTAGTATGTGTCCAAGTTCCTTTTACCTTACCATAGTAAGCATCTTCATTGAACTCAAATGCAGCTGCACCTTTTTCTTTTATTAAGGAAGGTAATCCAGCTCTGATATCAATTCCATCTCTTTCACCAATAAACTTCATCCACTTTTCTAATTGTTCGATTTGTTTATCAGAATATCTATGCCAAGTTTTGTGTCCTCTAAATTCTTCTTTTAGAGTTACAATTTGTGAATCTGCTACTTTTGTACCAGCATATGTTTTTCCATCTACCACATATCCAAAGTTACAAATCTCAATTCCTACTGAGTGTACATGCATATGTTGTGAACCATTCTTACCTAAATGCCAAGCATAGTTACCTTGTGGGAAACATTGTACCAATTCTCCATCATATACTTCGTTGTTTCCTTTTACTGATGGTCCACCCATTACCCATTCGGTAGCAATAGTTCCATTATCTCTATCCCAATACTCAATACATTTGTATGGATTATGCCATCCAGCAGTATGATGTAAGAAAAGGTATTCGTATTTTACAGGCCCATGTTTGTACTCATCTTCAGGCATAAAGTATTCTACATACTCTAATCCACCTTCGTTTACTTTTTTCTTTGAGTAGATATCTGGTGCATCTGATTCTTCTTGTCCAGTTACATCAGTATCATTTAATCCCATTGCTGCCCAAGTTCCTTTTCCAACTAAACCATCGGCAGTTAATCCATTTAAGGATTGAAAATCTTTTACGGCTTGTTCCGT